ATTAAACGCAGCCAAGAACGCATCTTCAGCTGATTGCGTCCCAGCATCTCTAGTACGTCGAGATTGGCTTGTCGGGACTTGCCCCTGAGCCAGACGAGAAGACTTATCACTAGCACTCTTCGTCTTTTCCTGTTTTTTACTCTGCTCCCACGCTTCGAATTTACGAAGCGCGTTGACGTATGGAGCGCCAAAGCTCAAAAGAGACTGTTGGGTTTGGTAACCTTGTTGGGAATACCACTCAATAAAGTTTTTGTGCCGTTGTCCCTCTGGCGCAAATTTCCCATTCTGCACCGGAGGAATAATCTCTTCCAGTGTTTCCGGGGGATAAACAGACAAAACCAACTGTTGCCCAAACGCCTCAGTTAGTTTAGATGATACCGGGTCGAGATAAGGCCGAAGCGCAGCTTCATCCAGCGGCGAAGTTTGAATTGCCTCAGATAAAGCCGGGATAAGAATTTCAGCCAACTTCGGGTCGTAATCTTCTAAAACCCTTTTAAGCTTATCAGCGTTAAAAGATGTTTTTGACCCTAAAGATTTCTCTACCCCAATTAGCCGTTCCTGTAGCTGAGATAAATTTCCATTAAACCTAGATTCAATCCCGTTAATATGTTCGGGAAAGTCTGATACTCTTTGAAGCCTAGCGTAGACATCATCTTCTGAAAGGTCGCGCAAAAACGGAGATGACTCCGCCTCTGTTTCATCAGAAACTGTTACATTGTCGTCTTCAATTTCGTTAGAGGATTGGTCTGTCATTTTGTATTTTCCGTTAATTGCTGTATTAAGGTATGTAACTCAGCCCGGCGGCCCCGGAGGGCCTCGGTAGTTGCATGATCAACCCCCGGTACAGCAATCCGTTCTGTAACGAGACTAGCACGTTCTGTCAAAAATTGCAAGAAACGCATAGGATCAATATACCAAGTGCCATAAACCTGCACTAATGCCTCTTTCATTGCAGTCCCAGGGTATTAAGTGCAGCCGCTACGTCTATCTCCGGCGTAGGGGCATTTGCGGGAGGGGTAGGTTTCGCGCCGGGTAATTCTTCAGCACGCTTCTTTTCAACATCCATGTCTTTTTGGGCTATTGCAGTATCAGACTTAAGCTGTGCTTCGGCTTGTGCCTGTTGCAGGGATAACTGTTTAAACTGTGCCTCAAGCGCTAATTTAAGCGTATCAACCTCTTTCCGCAAATCCGCCTTATATACCTCGGCCTGTGCCTCTATTTGCGCCGCCGTTACCTTCGGATCGGGCTGAGCCTCAGCAGCTTCTAGCCTTTGGCGCTCCTCATCAGTTAATGCTAAGGACTCAATGTCAATTTGGAACCCCTCCAAATATACCTGCATCCACTTTTTAGGAGAAATACCATAAACCGGCTGCAGTACCTGCTGCGCAATCTGCAGCAAAGCCTGTTGCTGCAACTCCTTTACAATAAGGGTTGTAGAGCCTAAAGGTTCTACAACCGCATCGCCCCGCGCCTCGTCCGGCCCGTAAAGTTGCACCCATTCGTAAAAGCTTTCCAACAGCGGCTTGCAAGTTTTATCATCCCACTCTTTAACAATCAGCCGAAGATTGGTCGTGGAGTTATTCATTAACTGCTGTGAGACACCTACAGCATCTGTTACAGCTTGCCCCTGCAGCAGCAGACTTAGCCCGGTGGTGTCCTCAGCCATCTTTAACCAGTATTGAATAACCGGCATAATATCGTTTAGGTAGTTTGGGAACTCTAAAAATGCCATCGCATTCTTAGCTTCCATCATTGCATCTACGCCTGGCAAGCCGGATTTCACTCGCCACCGCTTGTAGGGCCGGAGTTTGGTATCTTCTCCATCCACCGGCTCGATAAGTCCGTCCATTTCCAATACTTGTGGCCCGACACTATACCCCATGTTATCCATTAAAGCACGCACAGAGGCGGTAAGTCCGCGTTGTGGAGTTTCCATTTGCTCTGGGATACCAATTCCGGCCCATGAGTTATCTCGTGGCTCCCAGCATACCAGATGGTAAGGAAACTTCTCGGTTTCTAAAGGAAACGACGCGAGCTTAATAATCCGGTCGTTAAGCATTGTTACTACACCAAAGCCCAGCGAGTATTCCTCGTTCTTATCCTTCCATTCAATTACACCCGTGCGAACCCAAAGGCAATAAGGCTTTTTAGAGTCCTTTCTTTTCGTAAGCGTTTCATCCTGTGGCCCCTCATCCAACGCCAGCTTAATCGCGGCAGAGTTATAATTGGGGTCTTTCATCATGTCTTGTAACTGCCGCTTTGTAACTTCTGGAATTTTCTCAAAGAAGAACTTGCCGTTTTGAATGTCAGTCCCGCAATCCGGGTCGGGGTAACAATTTTCTACTTTAATACACTCAATTTGCGGAGTGTAAAATAACATAGTTTCCAATTCTTTTAAGAGCATTTCCGCCGTAAACTCGTCAGTGCTAAACGGAATAAACTCTAAAATCTTAGTAGTATCACTACTTAGTCGGCGTTCCTTCGGAAACGGGCCTTTAATAACCCCGGTTCCTACTATCCCCGATTCCACTAACTGCCGTCGTACCACACCAGCCCAGCCAGATTCTTTAAGCCAGTCCTTAATAATAGTTTCAGCTACTTGAATCGCAGCGGCGGCGGAATTTTCGTCTTGGATTTTCGCAGCAATCTCCGGTAGAAAAACTGGAATTTGCTGCATGATATTCGGGTACTTAATAAGAATTCCCAAAACCGTTTGCAGGTCACTTACAGGTGTAGCCTTTAAAGCCCAGGGCATCTTTCCCGTAGGCAACAAAATATCCGCAACCCTCGCCGTGCCTGCGTTTGTGTAGGGGCGAGTGATGTTTACCAAAACCGTAGAGCGGTCGTTGTCTAACCTTTCCCTAAGCGGAGTTACTGAGGAGTTAAGAGTCTCGCCCTTTTCGTACTCCGTCGTTGTGCGGTTAAGCGCGTCAACGCCTTTGTATTGGTTCCGGGCGGATTGCCAAATACGATCTAAATCCTTTCGCCCGCTAATAGCTTGTTTCCGTTCATCACAAAGTACAGCAACTAAGCTTTTAAGACTTTCATTCTCAGGTAATTGCATAAATAATTCCTATGTTACATCTTCCCAAAGCGGCACGGGTGCGTGGTAATTAGGCTCAGCAAGACTTATACTCGTATCCGCCGGAGCGTTTTCCTCGATTGAATCTAATTTAAGCTGCGCATACAGTCTTTCAACCTCTGTTGCCAGCGTGAAGCAAATACCTTCCCCAGCGCAATAAGCTGGTGCGCAAGTTTTTGCTCGTTGGATTGCCTCTGCAATTTTTGAGTTCATTTTAATACCCGCAACTGTATAAGCCTAGTAACCCATGATTGTATCTAGGGGCCGCCAGCCTGCCTTTGTAGTTTTAAATTCCATTCCAGTATTCATTGCCTTTATGGGCTTCGCCCGCGTCGGGACGAACGTCAGGACAAAAGCATCCCAATGATCAGGGCTACGGGAGGCGTTCTTTTGTGCACGAGTCCGGCCAAACGCAAACCTCGCCCGGTAGTCGTCTTTTGACTCAATTAACAACAATCCACCTTTATACTCAAACTGTATCGCGGTAGCCTGCGCTACAAATACCGGGTTGTCAGGGAGAGAAATTTCCAAATCCTCAATGTATTCAACTGCTTGCGAGTGCAAATACGCCCGAAGGTTGTAATGCTTTCCGTCAGATAATTTTGCTCCGGTATGTACCGCCAGCGTAATGGAGCTAAATGGCCCGTATTTAAGCTGGTCGGCGGCGGAGCCACCGGGGCCGTCACGCTCTATCGAAATAAGTTCTACCGGGCCGGTATTGAGTAACCGCTTAACTTTGTACTCGATAATTGTAGCCAATTGTACTCCGTCGAGTTTCCTGTACGTTTCGGGTTCTATCGACAACCGGCCCCGGCGTGCCCAGACTACAATCTCGTCGTTACCCATTCCCGCAGCATCTACCCCAATCCGCCACGGCGTTGAATCAGGCTGCATGATAGACCCTGGCCGCCGAGAGATGGCTTCGTTTATTTTATTG